CAACCACTACTTAAATCAGGATCAGGTACAAAAATTCAGATCCCTGTTCAGTTAGCAGAAAACGAGGCGAAAGGGTTTTTTTCTGGGGAATATGACACTATACCTACAGGAGCTAACCAGCAAATCACGTTTGCAGAATTTGATTGGAAATACTATGTTTCTAATTCTACATTCAACCTCAGAGACTTCTCTACTGGTACAGGATCAGCAGCTGTTAAGGATTTAATTAAGACAAAGATTTCACTTGCAAAACAAGATGCTGTAAGAGATCTATCTGCAGCTCTTCATACTTCAAGTGCATCCGATAGCAACCAGATCAACAGTTTAAAAGACGCAGCTGGGGCCTCTGGAACAGCATATGGTGGATTAAATAATACCGATCTAGCTCCATGGCTTTTTGAAAGAGATACGACAACTAATACAATTAATTATGCAAATTTGAACAATGTATTTAGAGTCTTGATGGGAAGAGGACAGGGCGTTTCAGATGAAGCTGGCACTTATGCACCGAATCTCATGATTTCAAATTCATTTGTTTTATCTAAGTTTCTTAACTCGCAACAAAGCCAACAGCAGTTTACGACAGACTCTACGTTAAGGGCTGGGTTCGCTGGCTGTAACTTCAACAATATCCCCTTCGTAGTGGACGAATTTACGGGAGGAAGTGGTGACGGTAGTACGGCAGACAACGAACTGTATATTCTTTCCACAAATACATTTCGTATGTATCACAAGTACGGTTTCCAAGGAACGAAGTCTCCAATGGACACATTATCAATGAGATTACCTAATCAAGCAGCAATCAGCTCACAAACGTATCTTGTTATGAATCTTGTGTGTATAGCAAGACGTTACAACGCTGTATTTACTGCGTTACAAAGCTAAAAATTTATAAAGGAGGTAAAAAATATGACTTATAAAGCAATTAATAATTTACAGACGATTGACATAGATAGCTTAGACACACCATCGGCAATAAAAGAGTATCCGTTAGGTACGATTTTATCTGTAAATGACACTTCAAAAGGCGGTGAAAGCCAATTTATGTACGTAAAATCCCATGCTGCATTTGCAACTATTGGAACCCCATTTGAAATTCAAGCAGGTTCAGGGGGAGACGCTGAGGTCGTAACTGCTGCAGTGGCTGAAATCGTGAGCGGTGCAAAAATAGGCTTCAATACAACGGCTATTGGTTCGGGAGAGTATTTCTGGGCACAAATAGCTGGAGTTTTGACTGCTGCTGCTGGAACAGTAGCGGCTGGTGATCATGTGGAAGTGCTGGCTGCCACAACAACAGTTGTTGTAGATGGAACTACAGGTTCAACTGTACAATCCACCAAATCAATAGGGATAGCTAAAACGGCAACTTCTTCTGGTTCAATTGATTTAGTTGTTATTCCTGGTAGAACGGTACAAATAGCTGCTGCACCGGGCGCGTAACGCAACTATGACTGATTATCAGGCGATATATAGTCACGATGGTATACGGTACTTTAAGTCGACTGGTACTGGAACCACATCAGATCCGTATATACCTGTAATCAACACCTCGGGGGGGGATTCAGGTGGGGGGACTGAGTTTGAAAATGCTTCCAATTTTGAAGTGACGATTGGCTCTGTTTCCACTGAAATAAAAGCAGCTAACGAAAGTAGAAAATTACTAGCCTTAGTAAACAATTCTGATGTGAATATTTTTATTAGTTTGGGTACAGCCGCGGTGATGAATAGCGGTATTAGATTGAACGCTAACGGAGGAAACATAGTATTAGCTAGCCCAGTGTACATGGGTGCAGTATTTGGAATTACGGCTTCAGGAGGCAAAAGCTTAGTTGGAGTAGAGGGTACATGACGTATATCTATAACCCACAGCAACTAGAGTCATCAGAAAATACCTTTGTTACCGCATTAGCGTTGTCAGGTAGCGGAGTATTAACCGCAACACGTAACGACGGCGTAGAACTTTCAACAGATCTGGATGCTAGATATAAAACTGAAAACACTTACACCGATTCGGCATCATTTAGTTCTACAACTGGTGTTTTAACTCTTAATCAAACTGATCCAGTAGGAACAGTCACAGTAGATTTAGACGGCCGTTTTCCAACCGAGAACACACACCTAAATACCGCCACATTAGGAGCAACCAATGTGTTGTCGCTTGGAATGGTCAACCCGACATCTACTATTACAGTCGATTTATCAGATTTATCAGATTTAAACACGCATTTAGATTCGGCATCATTAACTGAATCAAATGTTTTGCAATTAAACATGGTTAATCCAGAATCAACCATTACAGTTGATTTAGATGGCATGGTGACTGGTGATTTTTTGCCAATTGATTTTAAAAACTCATTTGGTGGTGATCTGAATGATTTACTTCAGGCAGGCGTTTATTCAGTCTCGACAACTGCTGTTAATACGCCTCCTGAATTAGAAGGGAATGAGCATTTTGTTTCAGTATATTCTGATAAAATCGGAGCGGGTCAACCTACTTCATGCGTTCAAATTTGGCATACTGGAATGAATCAAAGCAACGGTTTAAACCCAAATACAAGAATGTGGATACGTATTTTTTCTTCGGGAACAATCCCGATTGTATCGCAGTGGCAGGAAATAAATAATGGTGGTTTAAATGGCTATTTGAGGGGAGAAATGACGGCTACGGGTCGTGATTTTAATTCGCCGAGATATCGACAATCTGGATATTATTTCGTGGGGAATGTTAACTCGGAAACACAAGGCTGGACTAATGGGCCTGATTATTTTCCTAATTCCCAATTTAATGTTCTAAAAACTGTTATGACAGGAGTAAATAACGTTGATTTATCTTACGGGCATGGTTATCAAGAACTATCTACAGCGACATACGACGCACCAAACAATCACGTTCGCACTTGGAAAAGGGCGTTTGAAGCAAGTTCCACAGTTGAAAATTATTCCAGTTGGTTTGAAGTATTTCATCAAGGTGTACCGATACAAATTGAAGCATTGGATATATATAACATGCCTGACACACGGTCAGTAATTGATGCCAATGGGAAAAGAGTAATCGATGTTTCTGTGTCTAATTTGTCTTATGGCATTTCTACATTACAAAATGGAGTTGAAGGCCAAGTAATAACATTCATTAAAACAAGTTACAACGGCATGGTAACCATTAATACAACAGGAAATATTAATACCCCACATGGCGGGACTTCGCGGTTTGTAATGCGGTACCACCGAGGCGGAAGTTTTATAAAGAAGGGATCGGAATGGTATCCGTTATTTTCCAATTCAACGAGCTAGGAGGCAACATGTTAGTAAAAGACGCAATTTCACGAATAAGATTTCAAACAAATACAAACGATGATAACACTGGAAGAAATATTAACGCACTATTCAGCAACAAGAATCTTGTCGCACAATTCCAGATTTGTCTTGATCAATACGCAGCCTTCACAAAGGGCATTGAGGATATATTTAGTTTTTCGTTGGGTAAGGATGTAAGGTCGATTACAGGCCCTACAGACATTATAAGAGGGCAGGGGTACAGGTTTGTGTATCTATGGCATGGTGGACGTAGATATTCGATTAATATTAAAGATTTGAACTTCGTTAAGACACGGTTCCCATATCAGAGTGGATCAGGTATTCCGCAATTTGTATCTGTTTGGAATGATGAAATTTACTTCTATCCAGACTCCTCTACTGATTATAGATCAACAACTTTAGACGGAGAAATAACTCAATCCAGTACTACAATTACAGTGGTTTCTACTACTAATTTTCCCTTACAGAACGGACGGATAACGATAGGTAACGAAAAAATAAGATACGAATCCAAGACGGCTACACAGTTTTTAAATTGCACAAGAGGTATTGAAAACACAACAGCAGTCTCTCACGAAACAACCTCTCCAGTGAAAGAAAATAACCTCATGATTTTTTACTACAAGATGGTTAAAAAGATAACAGTGGACGATAACGATGTTGTTTTCCCAGAAGACATGGAAAGAGAGTTACCTATAGCTGAAGAACATATGATCTCTATTATTGATTTGACTACCTATATGCTCTTAATGAAAGTAGATGCAATAAGAGCAGAGCCGTATAAGATAGACGCTGGAGGCTTTTTAGATCAGGCTAAGGAAGACATTGAATGGGGTAGATCTGATATTACAAGTGGATTAATGATTAGCTCTCCTTTCGATTTTGAAGTTAATAACGTTGGAGTAACAATGTAAATGAACGTTTCACTATACCAAACTAAAGGATGGAGAAATGATAGAGGAAGAAAATTTATTGGCAAAGACTATCTGTATGATATTTCTAACTATAATTTTGACAGTATTATTGGTTGTAGCCGAATTAACTTTCCAAATGTAGTTTACAACATATCTGGAACAGCAGGTATTGATGGGATTTATGAGTTCAGATATATAGGTAGCCTTGGAACCCTCGTAAAGGAAAACATTGTTGTTGTAGATGGCAAAGTAATAAAAAACTTTCTAGGTACATCCGTAATCATGCACGAAGGTCTAACGGCAGGTCATAAATGTACGTTTGCGGTACTTAACGACAAATTATTCATTTCAAATGGGTACGATGATGTTTTGGTTTACGATGGCACTAATGCATATGAAATGGGTGCACCTTTAGCAAAAAATTTAGGGGCTGCTGGTGTATTAACTGGAGCGTATTATTATGCAATCACCTATGAGAAGGACGGTGTGGAATTAGTTACAGGAGCTGTTTCTAACACGGTTAACCCAAGCTCAAACTCAATTACAGTAACATGCCCAATTGGACCTTCGGGAATTACAAAACGTGATTTATATAGAACCGAAGCGGGAGGGACACAGCTAAAACATTTATTCAATTTAAATGACAACACAACAACAACGTATGTAGATAACGTTGAAGACAGAAATCTCGGCGCTGACATTCCTTCAATAAATTCCGAAGCACCAAAACCAAAATTTATCACGGTTATCAATGAGCGTTTAGTAGGCGTTGGAGTTAGCCGAAGACCTAATTATCTTTATTACTCAGAGACTGAAATCGAGTCCTTGTTTGCTACGATTGGATCAACGGATATATCGGGTCAAGGTAACGACAATACAGGGCTTACTGGAATGGCAGAAGACTATGATCTAATCGTAGTCTTTTCAGAAAAAAGGATATACACGGTTGATTTATCAGGTGAAACAGCAAGTGTTAGGCAAACAACTTCTAATGTAGGATGCCTAGACGGTCATTCAGTAGCAAAAGTACCGCCTAACCTAGAGTTCAAAGGTGGTCTAATGTTTGTGTCTAACGAGTACGATGTAAGGGTATTTAACGGCAATTTAGCCGTCAATCTAGCGACTTCTTTTGATAATCTTGCAACCGAAAACTTCTCCGCACAGCTTAACCCTTCTGATATGAGATTAAACATGGAAAACGAAGAGCTGGAGGGTCGGTTCTTCGATTACAAATATCACTTAATCATAGACAAGGATATTTATATTTTTGATATACGCATTATGGGGTGGTCTAAATATTTTATTAAAACAGCCTCCTACGCACCTGAGTATCGAAAGTTTGGAATACTGGGAGATAAGTTCTATATAGGTCAGAAGAACACAGGTATCGTCGAAGAAATGTACAAGACGGAATTGTACCGTGATGAGCCTGTT